TCATCGTGTTGAATCGAGAATACCTTTTGATATCGACTTATTTAACAAGATTACCAAAGGTGGACTCCCTAATAAAACTCTTAATATCGCTCTTGCTGGTTGTGTGCATCCCGATACAAAAATAAGAGTTAGAATAAAAAAATATTAGGATAAGTCCCCTGTCCCAGCCAGTTCTAATATAAATATATTAAACTGGAGGAAACTATGAAGGCAATTTATCAAAAAGTTTATAATGACATAATCAATGGCGTAATTAATAGGGATTGGTTCGAGGGCTGCCATAAGCATAGAATTATACCTGGCTATCTAGGTGGTTTATATGAAGAAACTAATGTTATTTTTCTTACTCAAAAAGAACATTCACTAATTCACTTTTTAAGGTGGAAAATATTCGGCGATAGTAGAGATAAAAGAGCGTACAAGATGGTTGGTGTTGGTGCTTCAGGTTTATCCTATCAAGATAGAATAGAACATGGAGTTTGGTGTCATCAAAATAAAATAGGATTTCATTCTACTGATGAAGAAACTAGACGTAAGTGGTCGTTAAAAGGCGTAGATTCGCAAAAACAAAGATTTATAGAAAACGGAGATAAGAATTTCTATTATTGGTCAACGCCAGAAGGTAGAAAGGAAAGAGCATCTTTAGGTGGTAAAGCTAGTTATGGTAAAAACGATTTATTTATTAAACAACAATGTTCTTTTAAAGATAAAAATCATGCTTCGGAAGCAGGCAAAAAATCAGCTAAGAAACCAGTGACAGATGGCAATGGAACTTTGAAAAAGTTTCATACGGAAACTGAGCGAGAAGAATTTTTATTACATAATCCTAAGTGGAGAAAAGGATGTCCTACGAAGAAAGAGAGATTAGCATCAGTGAAGTAAGACAACTTTTATCAGAAGGTGTAGAAGTTGAAGTGCAATCTCCTGATGGGTTTGTTCCTATAAACAATTTTGTTGATAAAGGGATGTGGGATGAGTATGTGTGTGAAACTGATAACGGATTTACAGTAAGATGCAACGAGAATCATTTGTTTGAAACAACGTTAGGTTGGTTCATGGCTAAAGACTTGGTGGGGCTTGAATCAATCCACATGCTCACAATTAAAGGATGGAGTAAAGCTAAAATAATAAAGACATATAACAAAATACCCATTGTGGATATTAGTGTTGATCACCCAAACCACAGATATTACACAAACGGCATCTCTTCCCACAACACAGGTGTTGGCAAGTCTTTGTTTATGTGTCATGTTGCTGCTGGGGCGTTGACGCAAGGAAAGAACGTTCTTTATATTACTTTAGAGATGGCTGAAGAAAGGATTGCAGAACGTATCGATGCAAACTTGCTGAACATAGAGTTAGATCAATTGCCAGATCTTCCTAAATCTATCTTTGAAGATAGGATTCAAAAGATATCAGCAAAGGCAATGGGTAGACTGATAGTGAAGGAATATCCTACATCTTCTGCACACGTTGGCCACTTTAAGGCTCTACTGAATGAATTAAAGTTAAAGCGCTCATTTGTTCCTGATATCATTTTTGTTGATTACTTAAATATCTGTGCAAGCGCAAGGTATAAGCCTGGTGCCAATGTTAACTCTTATACACTAATTAAGGGGATTGCTGAAGAGTTGAGAGGAATGGCTGTAGAGTTCAATGTGCCTATTGTATCAGCTACTCAAACGACACGTTCTGGTTATTCAAACACTGATGTAGAATTGACAGATACTTCAGAATCGTTTGGTTTACCTGCTACAGCAGACTTTATGTTTGCCTTGATATCTACTGAAGATCTACAAAAGATGAATCAGATTATGGTTAAGCAGCTAAAGAATCGTTATAGTGATCCGAATAACTTTAAAAGGTTTATGGTTGGAATTGATCGTGCAAAGATGAGACTATATGATTTAGAAGCTGTAGCTCAGCAGGATATATCTGATTCTAATTTTAAGAATAAAGAAGATGCATTCGAAGACATAAACTTTATGCAGACAATCAAGAAGGGAGTAGACTTTTCATCGATTAAGGTTTAATAAATAAAGTAAAAGGAGTACCTTATGAGACTAGGACCCACTGTCGAACAAGTTGAAAATGCAATCCTTCCAATCTATCAAGGAACAGTCTCAAGGAAACAATTAATAGAAGTTCTCAATCAAGAATTTGGTACTCATACCCTTACTTTCCATAGCGAAAAGAACGTTTACTTCCTTCCATACTTTTTATCAGTCTCAGGTTGGTATGATCCAGTTGATGATCAAAGAGCTGTCAATGTTGTTCACGCAACTAAGATTAAAAAGTTACTAATTAGTGACCTAACAGAGTTTTCCTTCTTAGTATCTCAAACAATTAAGCACGAGACGATACATCAGCGTCAACAAAAGTATAAGTATGATAAGCGGTATAAGATTTCTAAAAAGGACTTTAGAAAGAAGTACAAGCAAAGTGAAGCAATCTACCTAGCAGATCCTGAAGAAATTCATGCGTATGCTCACGATATTGCACTAGAAACTCTTTTTTACTATCCAAAGAAGAATCCTCTTTACGTTCTTGAGAATATTGATAAGACTAGGAAACTAAGTTCTTATAATTATTATAAAAGTATCTTTAGAGGACAGCCCTGGGATCAAGTAAAACAAGACCTAATCAAACAAACTAAAAAGTGGCTTCCGCATGTCAACTTATGAAATCATAGAAATTGCACTTCTCTTACTTGCATGTTACGCATGCTATCAGGCTGGAATTAAACGAGGAATAGAGGAAACGATAGACCTTGTGATAGATGATGAAATCATCACAGCAGACGACTTTAATAAAGTACTCGATAAGAAAATCAAAGATCTCGAAAAGTAACATCTGTTGACCTCTTGAAGTGGATCCTATATGATCTGCTTCATGTACACAATCGGCCAATCAGTAGAAATCACGACGAAGTTTCCTTCGCATTACATTTATCGCAAGGAAGACTTCAATCTTACAACCCACCATGGCGTCGTTGTTGCTAATCCTAAGTGGTTGGAGAATCCCTCCAAGCATGTAACGATTAAGACTAACGATGGCATGACAAGAATCATTGCTCTTGAGCGAGTTGTTGGCTATCAGAGCGATGAACAGCCTACTACGCTAAGAACTTTTAGTGTCAAGTCAAAATCCAAACAATCAGAATACATCGTAACCGTTGATAACGGAAAGGCTAGTTGCGACTGCACTGGATTCCAGTTTAGACGTTATTGCAAGCATAGTACTGCAGTGTTGAAACTGATTGCACGGGAACAAAATACCCATACAGTTTAGTAGGACATTATTTCCTTTACTTTCAAGCAGTTACCTAAATGTTACGTTTGCTGTTGACCAAATCCAAATTATCTGTAAGATGGACATATTGAACAAACAAACGGAAAAACAAATGAACACGATTGAACCAGGAACGAAGATTAGTTGGGTTTCTCTAGCTGGAATCCTCGAAGGAACAGTAAAAAGCGTCAAGATTGTCAAAAATGCGTCAAATACAATGGTTCCGTTCATGGTTATTGAGAATGTGATTGGAAGGTACGACCGAAAGCTGCATTCCAACCAATTCATGGCTGCAACGGATAGCTACATGAAGATCATGAAAGTTGAAATCGATTCTGCAACTGCTTAATTGGAAATACAATGAAATATTTGAAACTTGCTGAACAATACGCTAAAGAGCGTAAGGATTTGACTAAATTCCAAAATCTCTATCGTGGATTTAGAGCTTACAACACTGTTGCTGAATCAGTTTGGAAGACTCTGACGTATTTCTATGGTATTGAAGTAGCAGAAATGCTGCAGTTAGTTGCTGCAGGGAAAAGAAATTTTGTAAATGCTTGATTTAACTGAGAATTTACCCGTTGACCTTTTTGGAGTTTTCTGAGATAATGGATACATCAACTGAGGAAACCAACATGATTAGCGAACACACAAAAGTTTACGGTTCTTTCACAATCAAGGACATTCAAGACGAGTTCCGTGCAAAGAACCTTCCAGTTCCTTCCGCAGAGGAAGTTTTGATTCGCGAAAGCATCTCACGCAAAGAGCTGCATGACCGAATCGGTTTTGTTGACCCGCGTGGTTATTTTCATCTTGACAAAGGAGTCAAAAAAGTGAGCGTTACTTCTAAATCATCTACTAAAGCTGTAAAATCTTCTAAATCTGGTCCTACCAAAGCTGAACGTGCTTTGGAGATCTACAAGAATCGTGGTTCCATGCCTCGCGAGGGCGTGATTCAGATGTTCATGCAAGAGCTTGGAATGACGAAAGCTGGTGCTACGACCTACTTCTACAACGCTAAGCGTGATGCTGGTGAAGTCTCTGCTCCTGCAGAGAAGCCTGCGAAGCCTGCTAAGGCTAAAGTTGCGAAGGCAAAAGCAGAACCAAAAGTAGTAGTTGGTTCTGACGAGGAAGATCTCGAGATTACTGAACTTCGTAAGATTGCAGCTTAATTAAAAAGGGGATATACTCCCCTTTCTTTTGGAGAAACAAATGCCAAATTGGTGTCTTAATCGAGTAACCTTCAAACACGAATCACCTAAGATGATTGAGCGTGTAATTAACGGTGTAGAAAGTGAAAAGCTGTTTGAAGAGTTTGCACCTAATCCTAATCAAAAAGGCGATAATTGGTATGCTTACAATGTAGCTGAGTGGGGTACTAAATGGGATGCTGGGGGTCAAATCTCTGAGCAAGGTGAGAATTTTGTTACTGCTATTATTGACACTGCATGGTCTCCTCCGATTGAATTCTACAGGAAGATGACTGACCTTGGCTTTCAAGTAGAAGCATATTACTATGAGCCTGGAATGCTTTTTTGTGGTAAGTACACGTCTGAAGACGATGAAGAGCATTTTGAGATGCAAAATGACTTGGATTGGGTGTTAGAGAACATTCCAACTGATATTGACGATGCAATGGGCATCAGTGATGATATCATGAGTATGATGGAAGAAGAGGAAGACGAATAGTTCTTTCAAATCAAGATGTTACTAGCTGTTGACATATACTCAGTATCGTGTATAATGAAGGTTCAATTGGAGAATTAATCAATGAAACAAACAAATCTTTCTGTCGTGACGAGCATTCTTAAAGCTCACAATGGTCAAGCTACCACAAAGCAGCTTCTTGCAGAGATTCAATCAAAGATCGATGTTTCAACGAATTACGCTCGTGTGTTGATGAGTCAAGCTAATAAGTCGATTGGTACTTCGCCCCGTGCAGTGAAGAAAGCAGTTGCTGTTAAGGCTGCTGCAGAGGTTCGTGTACTTCA